AGCGATTCTAATACTAGGCGCAACTCTATTATCTCCTTGGAGAATAATAGAATCGCAAAAGACAGAGCTGGTAACCCCACTTCTTTAATTTTCCGAAAGGAATTTAAAGTGGTGGAACCACTAAGGAACTGGCCTAAAGAAGGTACACTATTGATTAGCCCTCTACGGGCGAACTCAAAAGCGTCCGAAACTCTTGCCCCGATACCTCGACCGCTCATGAGTTGCATTAATGACACAGGAGAGACGTTAACGCCTTTCCATACTGTCCTCTTTGCAAACTCAAAGGCGGTTAGAGATGAAGAGATAGATTTAGTAAGATTTATTTCAACTCCTAATGCTTCCATTAGGACTAGATACATTTCCGCCAAATCCTGATTAAATATAACTATATCATCACCCAAGATCTCATATCTTTCGTCTCAATCCATTAGACGAAGATTTTCGAAATTGAAGCAACTCTCGCCCCGAAGGGTTAGAGAAGCAAACTGAATTATTCAGTGGTGAGTTATAGCTAAACCAGCTCACGAGCTAAGACCTCCCATCGGTTGACCGACGGAATATCTCGCTTTGTAATCATCTTTTCATGCATCGCCCTTGGCTCCACTTTTTGCAAAAGTGAACTCACGGTCGGTCATGACTGCATACCAGGCATCTCCAAGTCCTTTCACTCCTGTAATCTTTTCAAGGATTGCAGCAGTGAGACGGGCCGGGAGACGGTCAGTAGCAGCAGATAGGTCGAGGGAGTAGGCTACACCATACCTTCGTAGCTTCTCCTCAGACCGGCGAACCGCAGCGTCCTGATCAAAAGTTCCATCATTTGGTAATTCTTTAAGAATCCCAAAGAGGAAATCATGCAAAGGACGAAGAAGCGACTGGGTAATGGTATCGAGTAAAGCAAATATTCGAACCTTACCAGCCGCTTCCTGCTTAGCCGCAAATTGAGAAAGACCGCTTCCTGCCATTGACACCTTCGACGGCAACTTCAAACCCTCCAACTTCATCGACTCTATTATCGAATCCATTGAAGAGAGAAGCTGCTTAAATCGAAGGAGATTAAAACGAGCTGACTTTAGTACTTCCATGTATTTAAGGATATTCTCTCATTCCTTAGTAGGGGATTGCGGATGATTCAAGTCCAC